TGTAGTAGATGAAATTATAGGTTTCTGTGCAGGGAATAAAGTTGGTAGGGTAGACTATGATAATATCTATAGGCAAATGCAGTAGCGTTGAGTTACCAACGAGGTTTTGTTTAAGTTTTGGCTCGTTGGGGAGGGTAAGCAGTGAGAGTCCTTCAGTAAAAATATCCACTGCAACAAGGGGTGATCTTTTCGGTTCATAGACCTCCTTTCTATCGCTGACCTTGTCGGCTAAAGTACGAGACACTTAGCCCCCCCTGTGAAACAATAATTGGCAGGGGGGCAACTAATAAAAGGAAAAGTAAATGGTGCAGAAAAAAAGAGATAATATATTGGGAGAAGCATTGAGCCTAATTAATGGTGACAGAGCCGATGATTATGGTGACGCTTATGTTAATCATAAGAGAATCGCTGACCTGTGGACGGTAATACTTGAGAAAGAAGTTACAGTAAAACATGTTATATTATGTATGGTAGCTATGAAAGTAGCTAGATTAATCCACGCAGATAAAGATGATAGTTGGGTAGATATTTGCGGTTATGGTGCGTTAGGAGGTGAGTTTAATGGCAGAAAAACAAACGATATGTCCTAGATGTGGACAACAAAGTTCTATGATACCTGTGCATGGTCATTACCAATGTAATGTATGTATGAGTGTAGTTGATGATTGTTGTAATGGATTAACGTGTCAACAAATACAAAGTCCAGATAATAAACAAGGAGAGAGTAAATGAGAAAGAAAATTGAAGATTATGAAAAGTTACTTGGCGAGGGAACTAAATGGGATTTGGATTATGGGAAAATAGTAATAATACTTTTATTAATATACATAGCATTTTTTAAAGATCCACTTAGTACCCCTTTTATCTAATGAATTTAATTACATTAGACTTTGAAACTTATTACGACAAGAAGTACTCGTTGAAGAAGGTGACAACCGAAGAGTACATTCGTAGTCCATACTTTGAGGTAATAGGTTTAGGTATAAAACTAAATGACGAGGAAACCCAATGGGCGAGTGGTACACACGAACAAGTTAAGGAGTATCTACACACATTCCCCTGGGCGGCCAGTGTTCTCAATGCACACAACACTATGTTTGATGGGGCTATTCTTAATTGGATATTTAACATAAAGCCTAAACTATTTGCTGACACTCTATGTATGTCGAGAGGATTACATGGGGTGGAAAAGAGTTCTAGTTTAGATGCCCTAGCCACACGTTATAAGATAGGCGTGAAAGGTAAGGAGGTTCTGAACACTCTTGGGAAGAGGAGAGAAGATTTTAATAGCGAAGAATTGTCTAGGTTTGGGGATTACTGCATTAATGACGTTGACCTTACCTTCAAGTTGTTTAAGCAAATGGGTAAGAACTTCCCGAAGAAAGAATTTAGATTAATAGATACTACCTTGCGTATGTTTATAGATCCTGTCTTAGATCTTGACATCAACTTGTTGGAACAGCATCTCGCAGAAACACGTCAACGTAAGGAAGACTTGCTCGTTAGCTCAGGAGCTACGCGTGATGACCTGATGAGTAATCTAAAATTCGCAGAACTACTAAAGACATTGGGGGTAGCTCCCCCCGAAAAAATAAGTCCAACTACAGGCAAACAAACTTTGGCACTTGCTAAGTCTGATGAGGGATTTAAAAAATTATGCGAGCATCCTGATGAACAAGTAAGAACATTAGTAAATGCTAGGCTCGGAACAAAGAGTACGTTGGAAGAAACTAGAACAGAACGCTTTATAAATATAGGGAAGCGTGGACTATTACCTGTTCCCATAAGATACTATTCTGCTCACACTGGGAGATGGGGTGGTGATGATAAGATTAATTTACAAAACCTACCAAGCCGTGGGGCAGATGGTAAAAAATTAAAACGTGGGATCATTGCCCCTGATGGGCATATGTTAATAGAAGCGGATTCCTCACAGATTGAGGCCCGCGTACTCTCTTGGTTAGCAGAGGAGAACGAGTTAACAGAAGCCTTTACAAAAGGTGAAGATGTATACAAGAAAATGGCATCCGCTATCTATAACGTGGATGAAGATAAGGTAACTAAAGATCAAAGATTTGTAGGTAAGACAACTATTCTCGGTGCAGGATATGGTATGGGGGCAGTTAAGTTTCAGAGTCAGTTAAAAACATTTGGTTTTGATATAGATATTGATGAAGCAAGACATGTTATAAAGATATATAGAGAGAAGAACGAGAAGATTGGTAAGTTGTGGCGTTGTGCCCAACACTATCTGAAGAACGCTTATAACAAAGAAGATAAACCTTTTGGATTACATGGAGTTCTAAAAGTAGAAGGTGGTAAAATAAGATTACCTTCTGGACTATACTTATCCTACGATGAACTAACGGCTACACAAACAGACTTTGGATTTGAGTATAGCTATAAAACACGTAAGGGTATGACACGTATATATGGCGGAAAGATTATCGAGAATGTGTGCCAAGCTATAGCACGATGTATAATTGGCGAGCAAATGTTGATGATAGCAAATAAATTTAGGGTAGTCCTAACTGTCCACGATAGCATAGTATGTTGTGTAAAAGAAGAAGAGGTGGATGAGGCACAAAAATATATAGAAGAATGTATGCGTTGGACACCAAGATGGGCAGGGGGATTACCTGTAGATTGCGAATCTGGAGTAGGAAAATCATATGGAGAATGTGAATGATAAAAAAAGATGAGGAAGATAATTTCTGGACTCCATTAAACCCTGTTAAGAAGGCAAGGTATGGGGGAAAGCATAAACCAACAGGGGGTAAAAGATATGCCCACTATCAGTTTTGTGGGTTAGAACCCCCCAATGAAAAATATAAGGAAACCGAATTATCAAATTTACTAGATGAAGAAGCAGATGAGTGGCTATATAGATTATTTAAACCCACAACAGAGTGGACTAAGTTCCAATCCCCTTGGGTAAAAAAAGAAAGAAAAAAATAATGAGTATAACTCCTTGGTCTTTTAGTAGGCTAAAATCTTTTGAGCAGTGTCCTAAACAATTCTACCATTTAAAGATGTTGAAGGATTATGAAGAAAGAGAGACCGAAGCAATGCGTTACGGTACAGAAGCGCATTTGGTTGCCGAAGAGTATATACGTGATGGGAAACCAGTTCCCCCTAAATTTGCTTACATGCAAAAGGTTCTAAAGGCACTTGATAATAAACGTGGTAACAAGTTTACAGAGATGAAATTAGGTCTGACGGAGCAATTAAAGCCATGTAAATTTGATTCAGAAGAAGCATGGTTTAGGGGTATAGTAGATTTAGTTATTATTAGAGATGATAAAGCGTGGATCATAGACTATAAAACTGGGAAGAACCCACAAAATGCAGATACAGGACAACTTGAACTTATGGCACTTGCAATCTTTGAATATTTCCCTGACGTAGATCGTATCCATGCAGGTTTATTATTTACAGTAAAGAAAAAATTTATAAAGGAGAGTTACCAAAGAGATCAAATTGATGTATTATGGAGACAATGGAGAGATAGGCACGAGAAGATGAAGATAGCGGTACGTTCTAAGGTATGGAATCCGCACCCAAGTGGTCTATGCTACAGACATTGTGTAGTAACTGAATGTGTATACAATGGAGCAAATAGATAATGATAGTAGATCTGGGAGAAGAAGAGATACAACTTATAATAAGATCACTTAACCATTACATGTCCAGTGGTTTGTATATGGAAGAGGAAAGAGAACGTGAGATAGAAGATAATATAATAATGAATAAAGTACAAATAAGATTATATGAAGCAGTGCAAAGGCATAAGCATAGATGATATGGTTTCTTATAATATCTTTATTCGTATCGATTGCTTTTGTACTAACGTGTTTAATATGGATGTTACAAAATAAAGATGGGAGTAGGTACTAATGCCTTACACAAAATCGCCTAGACCTTATAAGAAAGAATATAAAAAGCAGAAAGAACGTGGAGAACATCCAGATCGTATGGAACGTCAACGTGCTAGACGTGCTATGGATAAAAAAGGTATTAACCGAAAAGGTAAAGATGTTTCCCATAAGAAGATGCTAAGTAAAGGTGGATCAAATAAAGATGGCGTGAGGTTAGAGAGTCCATCAAAAAATAGAAGTAGGAACGGCAAAAAGCCAAAGAAATAAGGGAGAGACAGTGTGGAGATAGTAGACAACAAGAGTTTGTTGTTACGATTGCGTGACCCTAAAAGGGTTATTAACCATATCGCAAGTAGCAAGGAACTTCCAGATAATCAACTAATGGTAGATTGGGGGTTGCGTGAAGCCACCATACTAAACGCA